AGCTGCAGCGACCACTACTAAGGTCCCTACACTACCGGTCCCAGAGATACCTACTACTGATACGTCAGCTGTAGTGGAGATCACTACACTGCCAGTAGCACCTGCTCCGGATACTCCGGTGACTACCCCAGTGATATCTACGGATACCCCAACAGTACCTACAGTACCTATACCAACAGCACCGTCAACGACCACTATAGTTAGGTCAGTGCCCCATGAGGTTTGCCCCCATGTGCCAGAACCCCAGCCTATATACTCTGTTGACGATGCCACGTAGCCTCCTAGGCGATGCGGATAATTGCGTTAGACGAATCTGCAGTTGGGAACTGAATAGTAAAGTCGCCATTAGTAGACGTTTTATCCGCCCCAAAGTCCAATACTGCAACGGCGGGATTAGTGCCGCCGTTGGCTAGGTACACTAATGCCCCCCGTGCGGTCAACGTCGCAGAACCCCATGTAGAGTCCGAAAAGTCTAGGAACGCGGTCGTTCCTGAAGACGCAGGGTTGGCTGAAATAGTTAGTACGTTGCCAGCAGCAGTGTAACCTGTGCCCGAGGCTTCGTTCGTTGTAGCATACGCTGTCGTAGCCGCGTTAAGCGTAGCAGAAGACGTATATAATGCTACTTTGAACACCTGTGAAGTTCCTGAACTGAAGTCCATTTCAGCGTTTAATACTGCTACTTTAAATGATGTGCATAATGCCTGCGTAATCGCCATGAGTTACTCCTTAGCCAACGGGGGCGCGTAGCTGTCCAGAACGGTATTTGTCCTGACGCAACTTGCCGTCCCCTAAATTTTTCAATAATTGTAGGGATTGTAAGTACATCTTACTATACATATCCACCATATCTGCCTCGCCTTTCATAAATCGTATCGCTTCTAGCAATGAACCATTTAGTAACGCAGAGTCAAAATTGTTACCCAACCATGTAGTGCCCGCAGTGACAATAGACTCAGGGTAGTATCCGTAATGGATCTCAACAGTGTAGGCTGAGTCCGGTGTAGGGGCTAACAGGAACGTATTGCTGTCATACATAGCGTAAAACAGGGGGGCGCTTGTGGTTGACACGTTAGGGTACGCCTCCCGTATAAAGTTAGAATCCTTGTTTAGTAGGAAGGTAACGTTACCTGATCCATCTGTTACTGATAGACTATTTGGGTATAGAAAATCGCTGGGGGCACTTAGGAACCTATTCCCAGAGGTCACATTCCCTATAGAGTTTTTACGTAGTGCAGGGAGATCTACAGACTCATAGACCTTCTGCTCCGCCTGCTGTATAAACATATCCAACTGCGGCGTAGTAAACGTCTGCTCGCAGATATCTTCTATGTTTGTTTTGAGGTCTGTATAGTTCATACCTAATCTCTACGTCGTCGTTACGCTTGCGTATCCGAGGAACCCTGACCCAACCACTTCCGTAACTGGGTTAATAATCGCCCTACTCTGGGCATAACCTGAAAAATCAGGACGCGGGTCACGTACTGCTTGAGCATCGACAACTGGGTACCTACCCAACTGCAACTGCGGATGATCCCCATCCCAACACGCCTTACATACTTTAACATTCGTATCCTTCCCTTTAACGTACTCCACACGTAGTGTACGTAGTTTATACTGAAACCCGCAGCGGTCACACTCTGCGATGGCATTACGTCCTGATGCGAACTGCGATGCCACGCTAGTATCTCCCTATTTTAGGAACTAACCGAAGGGAAGTCTTCTCCCTGTCTTCGTCTGCGGCGAGCTGGAACTGTTCGTCATATATCTGCTTAAGCATCCCTATGCGATCTGTTAGCTCAGGGATTTTCATAGCAATATAGTACGCTAACCCTGCTACTAAGCAAGGGAGGAACCGGAAATTCATATCCGCAGTCTCCGCACCATTACCTGCATCCTGCACCCGGCGTAGCCTCCAGTACTGTAACGTATAGCTATCAGAATCGGGGATGGGCCACAATGTAACTTTAGGGGCATCTCGTAGTCGTTGTATCCATAACTGAATAGGGCGGCCACGAGATAGCTTGTTCGGGATAGAAGCGTACGTGCTGACGCTTATACGATTAATGTTTATATCCTGCTGAGTAGCCTGAGACCCGTTACCTGTACGTACCACGTGATCTAGAAGATCTATAGTGTCCGCAGGTAACGTGTATTCTGCGGTGCCCTCGACGAGAGGTAAAGTACCCTCCTCGATAGTCCACATATTAATCCCACGGTTCTGCCACTCAATAGTCATCAGGTTCATGGAGCGGCGTGCAGTTCTGAGGTCGTACCCTGAACGCATTTCCCTACCAGCGCGTTCCCATGCCTCTTCTGCAATTTCTGCAAAACTCATGTCAAACGTACTTGTGCCTGAAGTAGCCATCCCTGTTACCCGTGAACAAACGTCGCTGAAGTCACATTACTCAACGTAACGTGGGCATCAGTACGAAACAATACACCATTGGACGGCATAAGCATATTATCCGAGCCTACAGCAGCGGGTGTGGCCATTAGAATCTTCGTCGTGCCTGATGCACCACCATCTTTAATAGTGATGCTGCCAGCGACGCCAGAGGATACAAAGTAAATACCACGGATACGAGTTAACCCCGTATGTACGGTACCTGTTGCGGTAAGTGTTACCGAACTTACATCAGTATGACTCATTGTCAGTACCTCCGTTATGCAGCGGCAATAGTTGCGCCTGTGTCTGAACGCTTCCAGTTAGTACCATCGGAGAACGCTAGTATAGCGGAACCGGCAGCGCCGTTAGAAACAAAGACAACAGAACCTGCACCAGCAGTGGCGGCAGAAGGGGCGTTACTTACAGTGTATGTAGTAACTATTGCGGTACCAGTTAGGGTGCCGACAAAACCAGCGGTCGAATTTACTGGACCGGAAAATGTAGTGCTAGACATAAGTGATTCCTCACATGCGAGTTGTACGCACTTGTCTGCATGTCGTCGGCTAGGTCCGTCGAGTGCGTAATGTTTCCTAGTAACTCATAGAGTAGTTTGTGTAGGCGCATATGTCAACTTATTATACACCCACAAAAAAGCCCCCACTAAGGAGGGCTCATTCACTAACTAGCGTTATGCGCCAGCGCTACCGAAGATAGCTAATGGGTCACTCACACCAAATGAGTAACGCTCACGAGCCTTATAACGGCTGTTACCTGTATCGAAGTCAGCATCCATAGACGTACTCATAGGAGTACGTACAAAGTGCTTAAGACCATTAGGTACGTCAGACGACAAGAACCACGCGTTGGTATCCGTCAGGTAATGGTTAATACAGAAACCACCCGGGATTGAACCATTGTTTCGTAAGGCGTTTATGTCGTTATCAGCAGTTCCTACACGACTTTCAGTATCTAGCAAACGAGTTGCTACGAACTGCAAGGACGCAGGTACAATCAGCTTCTTAGGCTTAGCAGCAATCAATAGACCACGCTCATCCGTCCAACCAGCCATCTGAATAACGGCGGCTTCTAGGGAAGTCTCGTTAAGGTCAGTAGCCACTGAAGGGCGGTTTGAGTTTGCTCCACCGCTAACCAACGTATGGGAAGTGGAACACAAAGTCGTGCCATCGCCATAAGTGTGGTTAGAGTCAAAGGCGTTATTCAAGATAGACGCTGCTTTAACTTGCTTAGTGTATGCCATAGCGCGAGCCAATGCTTTGGTGTAACGAGACGACAAAGAGTCGTACAAGTTGTCTTCAATCGCTTCTTCAGTGATTGCAAACCCCATTGCGATGGTTTCGTGCGTGTAGCGTGCTGTCCATGCTTCTTGTGCGGCATCGTAAGAGATGGCAGAGCCTTCGTTCTTAACAGGTGCAGCGCTGAAGCCTGACAGCTTGGTTTCTTCCTCGAAGGAACGGTCGGAGCTTTCTTGTTCAAAAATCTCCTTGTGCTCTTCGCCATATTTCTTATACTCCATGCCGAACAGTGCGTTCAGTCCCGGTAGTAGTTCTTTTAGTAATTGTGCGCGTGAAATAGCCATGCTAATTTACTCCTTATACGCCTGTGGCATTTTGATACTGGTGCATACCGGTGTTCCACTTCACAAGAACTTCTGTGTAGTTACCAGAGGCATTTACAGTTTCAGGAACGATATCAACAATACGCACAGGGCGTGTGTTGGTAGTTGCTGTGGACTGTAGTACAGCGACTGCCGAGTTACCAGAGGCGGTTGAGCCAGCGTTCTGTACTAACGATGCGTTGTTGCCAACTGCAGTACGACCAACGCCACCCATGGTAGAGCCAGAAGAAACAACAGCAACCTTGAATAACATATCAGGGTTATCCACAACGACAGCCAGAATGTCACTTGCAACAGTGCCAGTCGGGAAGTATTGTGAATGCAACACATAACCCAAAGATGGGTCAGTGTACGAACAACCAACAAAAACACCAACAGGTGTAGCAGTAGCTGTGCCAGTATCCTTTTCTAGTGTGCCGTCGGCAACTAGTTTAACTACATCGCCAGCGAAAAGGTTGGCAGCGTAACCGGAGGCGATAGGAATTAAGCGCGTAGCGCCGTTATTCACCTCACCGCCAATCAAATTGACGGGTTTTAGCCCATAAGGGGCATCAATAGTAGGGTAAGCCATATTAGACTCCTAAATTTTAAGTTCCTTTACCGAAAGTAACCTTTGTTTGCCGATCATTAAAGATAGGCATACGAGGGTCGTTCTCCCGCATTAAGTTATTATCTACTGAGCGAATCTGGGAATCTGACTGTTGTCGATAATAGTCATTCCGTTCTTCAACCAGCTCGGTAGGGGCTTTACATAGCATGAGTCCACCAATCACCACGTTATCTGCGAAACGTTCATTCTCAACAGATACCATTGTGATTTCTGGGTGGTCACTAGCCTTAACAGGCTCCCAACCTTCGCGTAGCTTTGAGGAGACATTCATTGCGTCTGCCTGACCTTGGGTGCTAATACGGACCCAATGAAATTCGTAACCTTCCTCCGGATTAGGGTTAGGTAGGAGTTCAGGACGTGACCACGAACGCTTGCGTTCTGTTTTTTCACGTGTTGTCTGTGTTCTATTTAAACGATTTTCAGCCATGTTACTTCCTCGATTCTTCAGCAGCTTTTTGGGCGTACAACTCTAATGGGACTCCTAGTCGTTTTGCGATGTTAACTTGGGTGCGTGTTAGTTTCACCTTCTTAGGTGATGCGCTCCGCGATGCGGGGGCAACCATGCTACTTCGCTTAGGACTCTTCGCCTTCTGCTCAGTATCCTCAAACTGATCTGGGAATACTTCGCGCATACGAGTGTTTAACTTCTCGTAGTAATCATCACTTTGTGGGTCTACCCCACCACGTACCAGCTTACTATGTAAGCCTAGCGCTAGGCTGGTCATTTCTTCATCAGCCCCGAACCACGTGTTTTCTGCAGCCCAGT